ATTTTAAGACCACCCACGGTTGTAGGCATTATTGAGTCTTTTTCTAGATCAGTATAAACATAAAACTCTTCCATTTTTTTCACTAATGCAATATTTACACCATTAACATTTTTTGTTTCTTTTTCTATTTTTCTGATTTTTTGTATTTTAGTTGGATCAATTGGTCTTAATTCTTGAATACCTTTTTCTGGATATTCTGTATCAATTATTATGTGAAAGAAAAGTTTAGAATCAATATACCATCTTCTAAAAATATCATCTGCTTTATTAGAAAAGTTTAAAAGTTTTTTAATTTCTTTAAATTCTTGATTTATTTTATGTTTGATGTTATCTGAAACAGTTTCAACATAATCCAAATCTAATTTAATACAGTCTTGATCGTCATCAAATACAATAGAATCGTTTACAATATCTTGTATTGCTCTATCTACTTCAGGATACAACGCCATAGACCTATACTGTTGTATCTGCGTATTTTCTTGTATTAATGCGCCACCAAAATCAAAGTAACTACTATAAAACCCACCTTCAACTATGTAAGTTCCATCATAGTCATCTGGTGAAGTAAAGGAGGGCTGGGACTTTGGTTGTTCCAGCCCTCCTTGCAACGGTTCATTTGTGCTTATTTCGGTTTTTTCTTTTTTACCTATAGAAAACCCGAAGATATCTTTTAATCCCATAATATAAAATTCTCCTAGTTAAGTGTCGTTATAGCGAATTATAAACCACCCTGTGTATACTGCCAGAAATCGTAAGCCAATGTAACTGTAAACTCTGAGAATGTATCTGTCAAGTCATATGACAAATCAATCGGTGAAAGATCTATTGGGAAGCAATTTCTCAACAGTATTGATTGAGCGTGTCCAGTTTGACCCTCACTTGGAGAATCGCTGTGCCCGGCAGAATATGTTTGCGAAGGGTTATCAACATATAACACTTGCCAATCTGAAGTTAAATCATAGTTAATTGTGTGAACTTCTCTATGATTCATTCGATTAATCCATTGTTCAAACATTGCTCTAAGATCATGATTAGGCATGCTTGAATCATAGATTTGAATGGACCAATCTTGATATGTTCTTTCTCCTGAGAATTTAACTACTCTTCCCTGCCAAGCAACAGGTATTAAACCTATGCTTGAACCGGGTAATTGTGTTGCCTTGCAATATACTTCAAATGGAATACTAGAACTTTGCGAAGGACTTGGTGGTCCTCCACCAGTGCTAGCAGATGCAAGTGCTGATTGTGGAAATGTTCCCACAATTCTAAAGCGATTTGGTCTAGTTCCATTGAATGATGTTCTAAACTCTGATAAATTTCTTGTTGCCATATTTTTTCCTCTTAAATATTTATACTGTTATAATTTAAAAATTTAACTATTTTTTATAATGGTTGATTTAAATTTTTATTAGTAAATGTCAATCTGACATAGTTAATGGCAGTAATTGGTTTTACTAACACATCAGCAACAAATATTCTTTGTTGAATTAAATCAGGAGTGTTGTTTGAACTATCGCAAATTACTTTAAAATCTTCAATGCCTCTTTGAGCCTTGATTGTATTTAATGTAGTTTCTGCTGTAAGTTTAAATCTTTCTCTTGTAAACTCATCATTTTGTTCGAATAGTATTGCTCTTGCTACAGGAGACAATAGTTTTCTTAGAGAGATAAACAATCTAGAAACATTTATTCTAGAAAGTGTGCTTGTATCTCCATTTGGATCTCCGGTCTTGTCTCCGAAAAGAACTGTTCCTTCTCCGGGGAAAGTTACAATTGGATTATATCCAACATCATACATTACATCTTGTTGTGCTTCGGTTGGGTTCTTTTCTAAACGAACAACACTCAATATTCTTCCGCGTGTTCTACCGGCAGGAGAGAACCAAGGATAGAAATCTCTGTCTGTTCTTGCCAAACAACCTGCAACATCGGGAGACAGATTTGTTGTTATTAAATTACCAGAGGAATCAAAGTGTAATTTGTTTCCCCATGTGTGAATGAAAAATTGACTATTACCGATTGAGGGTGCTGTTGTTGGTGGATTTGCGCTATCGTCACAAATTACTCCAATGGCACCAAAATCAGTTTGAGTTTTTGCTTCAATTACGGCTACAACATCATTTTCTGCTGTTGCTCCGGTTGTTCCCATAAACATTACATCAAAATCTATTTCATTTGGAATTAGTGATGTATATGGATTTATTGTGTTCTGAACAGATCCGGTTGCGCCTACATAGCACACGGAACCATATTGCAAGAAGTTATGAACAGCCCACCACTCACCCTTCCATGCAGGATTTAGTGCACCTGTTGTGTTACTTGCAGCAATATATGCAGCTGCAGAAGCACCAATATTTGCTTGTAATGTTCCTCCAGTGATACCGTTTGCAATCAATTCCTTTTCCGTGAATGTTCTTAAACGAGCATACCAATCGTTTACGTTTTCGGCGAGCAACCATCCTTGCTCTTTTTCTGCGGTTGCGCCCATTTTTAGTACTAAACCATTGCGAGAAACCATAGCTCCTACAGCAGGTCCAGCAATTTCTTGAAACGGCGATGATAAGGATTCATCTACTATTCTTATTGTAACATTTGGTCTTGCCATTATCTTCTCCTTTTAATGAATAATCGTAATGTTCAAAAATATATATTATTTTTGCTATTTTCATTCTTAAAACCACATTGACATGTCAATTGGAGGTTCGTAGACCACTTTTGTTACAGGTTTGTCGTTTATTAACCAGTAATCCTCTCCTACTTTTTCTGATTTTTCTGCCTCTTTTGTCCCATCATCAAAAAAACCAAATGGTAAAATATCAGATTCTATTTTTTCTATTTCTTGTTTGTACATATCTAAACGAATGTCTAAGTCTGTTAAATTTTTGAAAAAATCTTGTCTAGTTGCCCAAGCAAAGAAAACCAAACACATTACTAAATCATCATTGTGACCATCATCCGCTTCAAAACTATTTCTTTTAGCAATAAAGGTAGTTAATTCGTCAATTATGTCTATATCTTCAATTAATAATTTATCCTGTTCGATTAAATTTTTTAAAACAGAACAACCTATCTTTTTTACAACGGTTGTTGTTCTCAATCCCATTTGCTGATTACGAGTACCAAACTCAGTCAAAACTTGACCTTTTCTGCCTAATGAGTTTACTTTTATAAGATTTTCATATTCCAAATCTCTATGTAAAATATCTGCCACCTGACCACCTATGTCATTAATTTCCACCAAGCAATAGGCATCATTATATTTTTTGCCTATTGATCGTGCAATTGAAGGTAAAACCAAAGGAGAAACTATGTTGTTTCTATACTTTGCTACTATTTTATATGGAGTTTGGGTAACATCTATTACCACAATTGTACTATAATCTTTACCCTGTCCACGCGAAGTATCAATTGTCATAAAGTAAACATGATCTTTTTTTATATCTGTTTCTTCTGAGTCTGAACTCATTTTTATTGGTTCTTCATAAATCCAAAATCCATCTTTATTTCTTACAATAGGTGGTTTATAAATCAAAGTATTTAATTTAGATGAAGCAATTAAGGTATTGCTAGATCCAACGAAATCACATTCAAATTCTTGTAAAAACTGCCGCTCTGATGTATTTTGAATTGTTCTTTTTTTCCACTCTTCATTTCTGAGAGGACCACCGGGATATTCCGGTACTTGACTCCAATGTACTTCAATTGGAACATATTCGTTTTGATGATTAATAGCACCTTTCCAAAATTGATAAAACATATTCAAACCATTTGGCGTTGATATAATAATAACTTGCGTAGTTTTTCCTGCGCTTACTGTTGGATAAACTGAACTAAAAAATTCTTCGGATACACTAGTAGGAACGTGGGCAAACTCGTCTAATAAAATTATATTAAATGAACCACCACGAATTGCACTTGAACTTGTAGCAGCAGCAATAATTTTAGACCCATTTTCTAATTCAATTGAATTTTTGTTCCATTCTTTTACACCCTGTTGCATCCAAATAGGAAGATATTCGTATGCCATTTTAATTCTATTTAAAACTTCTCTTGCAGCAGTTTGTTTGTTTGCAAGAATGGCAATATTCATATTTTGTTTAAATAATGCTTCTCTTAGTAAATGACCAGGACCAACAGTTGTAGTCTTACCTGACTGTCTTGGTAATTTACAAATTACATGCCGGTTTTTTGCTACCGTATCTATTATTTTTTCCTGATAATCATAAGGTATAAATGGAACTACACCTTTATCAAGAGAAACTACTTTAATGTATGTTTTAGCAAAATATAAAGGATCATTTGCACATTTTAAATATTCCTCAATTTGCTCTTTGGTGAAGTCGATACTAACACCAACTGGTTTTAAATTTTTATTGCCAAGATAACCTTTTTTGTTGTATTTACTCGGCATCTTCTTCCTCCACCTCTACTATTTCATCTGAAGATTTAAATTGACTTCGAGACTGATTTAACAAATTTTGTAAATCTGTAGTAGATCCAACATATATTGAATTGTTAGTTGTATTATTTACAGTAACATTTTGCTTTTCTGCTTCATTTGTTTGTTTATGAATATCAATTAAATCTTTATC